TAGGATTAAGTCTATGGATGAGTGGCTCGAAATGCCAAGGGAGTTTCGACAGAAGTTTCGTCCGTATATCGAAGAGGAGTTTCGCCGTCGGCGTGAGGGTTTTTGGTTTTTTAATGGCGGAGAACCTACATACATCACTGGGCGTCACTACATGATGCTTCAGTGGAGCAAGATAGATATTGGCTATCCTAGTTTCCTAGACTTCCAACGGAAGCTCTTCATCCATCAGGCCGCGTGTGAGGCTGACCCCAGATGCCTTGGTCAACTCTATACCAAGTGTCGTCGCTCAGGGTACACGAACATGTCCGCCTGCGTTCTAGTTGATGAAGCCACACAGGTCAAGGACAAACTTTTGGGTATCCAGTCGAAGACGGGTAAGGACGCGCAGGAGAACGTCTTCATGAAGAAGGTCGTAGCTATCTTCAAGTCCTACCCGTTCTTCTTTAAGCCCATCCAAGACGGTACTACCAACCCGAGAATGGAGTTGGCGTTTAGAGAACCGTCTAAAAGGATTACCAAGAACAACAAGACCTCTGTCAAGGGCGACGCCCTGAACACAATCATTAACTGGAAAAACACCACGAACAATGCGTACGATGGTGAGAAGTTGCATATCTTGTATCTCGATGAGGCAGGCAAGTGGGAGAAACCAACAGACATTAGAGAAGCATGGAGGATACAACGGACTTGCTTGATTGTGGGACGCCGTGTTATCGGGAAGGCGCTTGTGGGCAGCACAGTCAACCCGATGGACAAGGGAGGTCAGGAATACAAAGAGCTTTGGAAAGATTCCGACCCACAAGAACGCAACAAAAACGGCAGGACAACCTCCGGATTGTACAGAATCTTTATTCCGGCTTACGAAGCCTTAGAGGGATTCTTCGACAAGTACGGGAAGCCAATCATCGAGACTCCGGAACAGGAGGTGGAGACGCTGGACGGGGAAACCGTAGAGATAGGCGCAAGGGAGTTTCTAAAAAACGAAAGGGACGCTCTTAAGCATGATGCTCGGGAGATGAACGAGATTGTTCGTCAGTTCCCCTTTACTACAGACGAGGCGTTCCGGGATAGCGTCGAGGGCTCTCTGTTCAACATCGGGAAGATTTATGAGCAGATTGACCACAACGAGAACATGTACCCGGACCCTGTTGTGCGCGGCAACTTTACATGGAAGGGTGGTGTAAGGGATACCGAAGTGGTGTTTGTCCCAAGCTCAGAAGGCAGGTGGTTCGTCTCATGGATGCCCCCTGCAGACCTCAGGAACCTCAAGGTTTCCGAACGGGGCAAGCGCATTGCACCGAACAAACTCATTGGCTGTGGTGGAGTCGACTCCTATGACATCGACGCTACTACGGACGGGAGGGGTTCCAAGGGAGCGTGTCACATCTACAACAAGTTCAACATGCGGGCCCCCTCTAACATGTTTGTTGCAGAGTACTGCTCCCGCCCTCCTATGGCAAAAATCTTTTACGAGGACATTTTGATGGCGGCTGTGTTTTACGGCTACCCGCTCCTCGTGGAAAACAATAAGTACGGCATNNTCAAGAGGTTATGATGGCTACTTGTTAGATAGACCACAACACCTGACTACCGCAGGTTCTGTTGCAACCAAAACGAAAGGCATCCCGTCTAACTCACAGGATGTCATCCACACACATGCACAAGCGATTGAAGACTACATACACAACCATGTGGGAATCAATGAGAAAGGAGAAATCGGTAGGATGTATTTTAACCGCACACTTGAGGATTGGATTGGGTACCGTATCGACAATCGGACTAAGTTTGACTTGACCATTAGTGCAGGTCTTGCATTGCTTGCAGCGCAGACTGTTGTGCAAAAGAAAAAGCCAGCTGATTTTACAGGTAAAAAATTCTTCCGCAAGTACACTTACACGCCCGGCGGGGTCTCCAAGCCCGCTAAGTGATTTTGTTTATATTTGCACATTGCCTGTAATACAGTAAGTAATGAAGGGTCACCACAAGCCAAAGTCGTATGCACAGTTCCCGGACCCAATGGCTCCGGCTTCCGTCAAGGCAAGCGAAGACTATGGCATTTCCTATGCTAAATCTATCGAGGCACAGTGGGGTGGTCTGGACGACTTTTCTACTGGTTTTGGCAAGCGCTTGGTAGAGTTCCAGCGCAACCGAGACTACGCCAACGGCACGCAGGATACCGCAGTATACAAGCAGATTCTCAACAGCATGGACACCCAAGGGGGTGATGGAACGCTGCTGAATCTCGACTGGTCTCCTGTGCCAATCATTCCTAAGTTCGTTAGGATTGTAGTCAACAAGATTCTCTCTCGCAAGTTCCGACCCAACGTGGAAGCCATCGACCCAATGTCGAAGGATGAGAAGGAGAAGAAGAAGGTTCTGGCCAAGTTTGCTATTGAAGAAAGAGAGGTTATCGAGGAGGCCAAGTCACTTGGATTGAGGACTTCCTCTATCCCCGAAGGGATGCCTGAAAACTCTGAGGAGGCTGAAATCTATTTGGCTGATAGTATCAAGACCAGCGCTGAGGTTGCTGCTCAAATCGCAACCAAGCTCACTCTCGAGTGGAATGACTTTGATGACAACGTGTTCCGTCGCGCCGTGGAAGACCTCGTGGTTAACGGTATGGCTGTGGTCAAAAGAACCAACGACCCGAGCTACGGTATTAAGACTGAGTATGTAGACCCGGCGCAGTTCATTCACTCCAGCACGGAAGACCCGAACTTCTCTGACATCGTCTACGCAGGACACGTCAAGCGCGTCTCTATTCAGGACCTAAAGCGCATGGCGGGGACAGACATTCCTGAGGAGGAGTATCAGAAGATTGCGAAGTCTGTGATGAACAGAAGCTACAACAACGCTTCGCAGTTCAACCAGACGGTGTACGACAGAAGCCGTGGCGCTCATGTCTACGGCTACGATGAATACTTGGTTGACGTCTTGGACTTCGAGTTCCTCGGCGTCGACGATATGATTTACGAGGAGAAGACCTCGCAGTTTGGAAACATCGGTTTCTACTACAAGGGCGAGAGCTACAAGCTCCCTAACGACTCAGTGTACGACAGAAAGATTCACACCATGCCCAACATGTGTGTGTACGGCGGCTCGTACGTTATCGGTAGCGGACTTCTCTTCAACTATGGCATGAAGCGGGACATCCCGAAGAACATGCACGACCTTACACGCGCTCGTCTTTCGTACAGCGTTGTGGCAACGAACTTCCGTCGTCAGATGCCCAAGTCTATGGTGTCGTCTGTCATCGGCTTTGCTGACCAACTTCAGCTCACTCACCTCAAGATTCAACAAGCCATTGCCAAGGCTAAGCCTGATGGCTTGATTGTAGACATCGAGGGCCTCGAGAATGTGTCTCTGGGTAACGGCGGAGAGCTTCAGCCTCTCGACATTCAGGACATCTACGAGCAGACTGGTGTCTTCTACTACAGAAGCAAGAACCCAGAGGGTGGATTCCAGAACCCGCCTGTGCGTCCGCTGGACAATACTATCCGGAACATCAACGAGCTGATTGGTTTGTACAACCACTACCTCCGTATGATTCGTGACGTCACGGGTGTCAACGAGGTTCTGGACGGCAGTACGCCTAAGGCCGATGCGCTCGTGGGTGTACGCCAGCAACAGATGGCTGCAGGAAACAACGCCATCAACGACATCACCAACGGTGCGTCTGTTCTGTACAAGAGAGTGTGCGAGGACGTGGTCAAGTGCCTTCAGGTCTTGCCACCAGAATCCATCATCTACCAAGCGTACGAGAGGGCCATCGGAAGCAGCAGCATGGAGATTCTTTCTTCGTTTGCTTCTCTGCCACTTCACAACTACGGTGTGATTGTTGAGCGGGAGATGTCAGACGAAGCCAAGTTGTTGCTCGAACAAAACATCCAACAGTCACTTGCACAAAGAGAGATTGACCTTGAGGATGCTATGGCAATCCGTCGTCTCAAGGATTTGGACCAAGCAGAAAGACTCCTCATCATCCGCCGCAAGCGCCGCATGGCCGCGTTGCAGCAGCAACAGCAGCAACAAATGCAAATGCAAGCACAAGTGAATATGCAGGCTCAGCAGGCCGCAGCACAGATGCGCATGCAAGAAATTCAGATGAAAGGTCAGGCTGACCTTCAGAAGATTCAGGCTCAGGGTCAGGTTGACATGCAGTTGATGCAGATGCGTCAGCAGGTAGAGGGTCAGATTCAAATGGCCAAGCTCCAAATGGCCGCACAGTCTCAGGTGGCGGACAAGCAGTTCCGTATGGACCTAGAGAAAAGCAAGGACGACAGAAAAGACTCCCGCGTTGAGAAGCAGGCTGTGGCACAGTCCAAGCTTATCTCTCAGCGCAAGGGTATCCGCCCTGAACTTGAGGACCAAGACAGCAGGGACATCATCCAAGAACTGATGAGACGATGAGCAAAGAGGCAATGAGAGAGCGCGTCAAGCGTATGCTCAAGAAGCACGGACTCAAAGGCGTCAACAAACCGAAGGCTACACCAAGCCACCCCAAGAAGTCACACATGGTGCTGGCGAAGGAGGGTGACAAAGTCAAGCTCATCCGCTTTGGAGAGAAGGGAGCTGAGACTGCTGGCAAGCCCAAAGCTGGTGAGTCGGATAGAATGAAGAAGAAGCGTGCAAGCTTCAAGGCTAGACACGCCAAAAACATTAAGAAAGGCAAGATGAGCGCTGCCTACTGGGCTGACAAAGTCAAGTGGTAATGTTTCATATATTTGCATCAAAGAATAACTAATGGCAACAGTAACCGCACAACTATCCCTGACGAGCACAGACTTGCTGTCTGAGACGCTGGGAATCAGTGTGTCTATGGAAACCACTGCAGCTAACACTACAGGCTTGGCACGTAGACCCGTGACGGCTACCGCTGTTGGTGCAGGTGCAACTACATTGTACACGGCATCTGATTTCTCAGCTCCTGCGTATCTGTACATCAAGAATACAGACACCACGTCTTCCGACTACATCTACGTGTACGACGGAACTACCTCGGGCAACCCTGTCATTTTGAAGCTGGCTGGTGGCGACTTCGCTATCATGCCTCTCAATGCAGGCATTGACATTAAAGCATACGCGACTACCAACCCCACGTTGGTTGAGTTCATGGTTTACGGAACTGACGCCTAACATCTAAGACATGGGATTTCAAAGACACGATGTAAAAAACGGTAGCAGATTCCTCGGCAGAGACGAGGCTACCAACCGGATGCTCACGGGCGGAACTCAGACAATCATTCTGAGAGGTGCCACCGACGGCGAAAAAGACTTCGAGGCTGGCAAGGTCTTGAAGGACGAGACCATCTCTGTTGATTGCGATGGTACCAACGGATGGGTGTATGACTCTTCCAGCGACTACTACAAAGTAAAGATTGGTACGACCTCGACCGTCAAAACGGTGAACATGTATGGTGAGGAGACTACCTTCGCTGCCAACTGTTTTCTCAAGGGCACCAAGGTCGTGGTAAACTCAAACACCTTCCCTGAGTACGCAGGAACCTACACGTTGGTCGAGGCCGCTGTTTCCGCCAGCAACTGCTTCCTGTATCTCGCAGCAGACTCACCTCGTCACCTCTTTGGTGATGCAGACATGGGTGCTGAGTTGCCAGACATCACCGCTACAGCAAACGACAATAAAATCAACGTGACCGTTTTGCCATTCGCTCCCGCTTTCTGTGTGGAGATGCTTGGTGTTGACGGTGTTGATGCAGGTACCGATGCAGCTCGCACTACTCCAGCTACGTTTAGAATGAACAACGTGGCTGGTACTAGAGAGGGGGCAATCGACTACCCAGACGGTCAGGTGGTGTACGGTGAGATTACTCACTTCACGCCTCAGGCTGCCAACACGCACTACGCCATCCTTTACTGTCAGGCGGCTCCATCTCTGGAGTTCTCTCCTTACAATAAGGTGAGAAAGATTCTGGCCGCAGGAGCTAAGGGGGCGCCTAACGCACGATAAGTAACACACCCAAAATTTAATTAAATGGCTAAGCACGAATTAGAAGTAGCAGCTGAAGCTCAGGGTATCAAAATCAGTGACTCCCCTGACTTCTTGAACGAACCTCAGGACGCTCCAGCACCCTCGCCGGAGCCACAACCCTCGGAGCCACAAGCACAACCTGTAGCGGAAGAAGCTCCCGAGCCTGTGCAGGAAGCTCCTGAGCCTGCTCCCCAACCGGAGCCGGAACCTCAAGAAGTAGTCTTCAGACAAGAATACACGGAGCCACAAGCTCCACCCCAACCTGTGCAGCAGCAGGTAATCGACGAAGATGCCATTGCGCTTCAGAAGCTCAGCGAAAGGCTGAACATGAAGTTCGATGACTTTGACGCCGTGACCCAGCAGTTTAACAGGAAGCCCGACATCGACCCAGCTGTCGCAGCTATCAACGAGTTCGTCACGGAGACGGGTCGTTCTATTGACGACTGGTACAAGTATCAGTCCTTGGACACTTCCGAAATGGATGATTCTAAGGCTGTGCGTATGCAGTTGCAGATGGACCACCCAAATCTTTCCGCGCAAGAGATTGACACGCTTATGAACAATAAGTACAAGCTCGACGCGGACAGGTACACCGATGAGGAAATCGCAACATCAGCTGTGGAGTTGAAGGTGGCGGCAGATAAGGCTCGTCAGCACATCGAGGAAGTTCGTGAGGCGTTCGCAGCGCCGGACCCGAATCGCACTGCCGAAGATGAGTTTATGAGTCCTATCGACGACCAGTGGGTCGCAAACATGTCCAGAGAGGTTGACAACTTGGACGGCATTTCATTTGATTTGCCTACGGGTAAGACATTTACCTACGGCCTAGCCGACCAGTACAAAGCAACCTTGAAGGAGAAGAATGCGAACCTCGAGTCATTTTTTGATTCCTACGTCTCTGATGACGGCAAGTGGGACTACGACCTCTTGAACTCTCACAGAGCTGTGATGGACAACATCGACAACATTGTCAACGCTGTGTACCGACAGGGTATGAGCGACGGGCAGCGTCGTGTGGTTCACCAAGCGTCTAACGTTGCACCTGTTACTCCACAACAGCAGCAGGTTGACACAAGCGCAGAAGCTCAGAGAAACAAGATTATCGACCAGCTCGCTGCAGCCATCGGAGGAGACAAGGGGATGACATTCAAGTTTTAACGCTCTCTAAAAAAGAACAATTATGAGCAACATCGTTTCTCCTAATGTTCATGGTTCACTCGGTGGTTCTACCGGAGGTGCTCGGTCACAGATTGGCTTGGCAACACCTGAGAAGTACGCTTCTCTGGGTGATTTCATGAACACTATTAACGCCCTTGACGTTCGTCCAGAACTCATCAAAACTTACGGTAATCAGGGCATTACCGGATTCTTGCGTATGACCGGAGCCGTCAAGGCTGCTGGCTCTGCCGAAAAAATCACTTACTACGAGGAGGCTCGTCTGCACCAGAAGGTCCGCGCTGCGGTTACTACTGGCTACACCTCAGGCGACTCTAACGTGGCAGAGATGACGTTCACTGCTGAGTCATTGGCTGACGCCATTGCCGACGCTGTGGACAACCGTCCAAACACTCCAATGAAGGGCGACATCCTCTTGATTAACGGAATCGACCGTGCGGTCGTTACCGAAGAGGGTTCAGCAAACTCTACTGCTACCTTCAAGGCCAAGTTGTTGCGCGACGCAGCTTCTACCTTGTCTAACGGTGCTGTCGTTGACATGCCAGTGATTGGTAACATCTGGGCCGAAGGTTCAGAGCAGCCCGGCAGATTCGTTGAGTCTAACGTGGTTCGTTACCAGAAGCCATACGCTATCATCAAGGGTAACTACGAGGTGACTGGTTCACAGGCCACCAACATTGGTTACATTGACGTGGGTGGCGGCGACTACCGCTGGTACATCAAGGGCGAAATGGATGCCCGTCAGCGTTTCTTGGACAAGCGTGAAATGACGCTCTTGTTCGGTCAGGAAGCTGACAACAGCAACATCACGGACATCGACGGTAACGAAGGTTACATCACGGCTCTCGAAAACCGTGGCTTGGTGACCAACGGCCTCATCGGTAACGACGGTGGTTTCGCTGACTTGGACGACCTCATCATCGAGTTCGACAAGCAGGGTTCCGCTCCTGAGTACGCTATCTACGCGAACACTGAACAGAACTTGCGCCTCGACGACATGGTCGCTCAGGGTGGTGGTTCATCCAAGGCTGGTATCGCTGGTGTCACCGCTTCATACGGTGCATTCCAGAACTCACCTGACATGGCTGTTCAGCTCGGTTTCTCTTCCTTCTCACGCGGTGGATACACTTTCCACAAGCACAGCTGGAAGTTGTTGAATGACCCAACGCTCTTGGGAGGCTCTACCGAAGCTGCCAACTTGGTTGCTGGTGTGATGTGCCCATTGGCTACAGTGACTGACCCAACTACGGGTGACCGCTCTCCTGCTTTGGAGTTGAACTACAAGGCTGCAGGTGGATACTCTCGTGAGTTGGAGCACTGGGTGACTGGCTCTATCCTCGGATTCCGTAACACGACGGAGGACACGGCCAAGTTCAACTACCGTTCTGAGTGTGCATTGGTGACTCGTGCTGCTAACCAACACGTGTTGATTAAGGCCTAATCGTTAACCTCTAACACCTAGAACAAATGATTATTGTAAAGACTGCCTCTAACGCAGGTGCTGTGTTCAACTCAACTGACTTCGAGTCAATGAACATCGCAGCCACCTTGGTTACTGCAAACTTTAGAACCGTTGACTCTGGTGACACGCCTACCCGTGACGCCCTCGCTTTGGACTGCACTGCAGGTAAGGAGCACGAGGTTGCACGCGGATTGGCTGACCTCATCAAGAGTGAGCGCACTGTTGTCCTCGACGCTGTAAACGGCGAGTACGCAGGACTCTCTGACGTGACTGGCGTGAACGCTGCCACTATCAATGGAGTTCCTGTTGTCTCTGGCTTCCACGTTATTGAGCCAGCGGCGGATGGTACTTTGTCTGTTGCTGACTCAGGAGCTGTCGTTGTTCTCAACGACGACATTGACTTGAAGCTTCCAACACCTGCTGTTGGCTTGGAGTACACGTTCGTTTTGGATGCTGCAATGGGTTCCAACGGAGCTACGGTTACTGCAACAACAGATGGCTCTACCGCTGAAGAGTTGTTCTTCGGTATTGCTGATGTAAACGACGCAACCGTCGCAATCGCAGACAAAGACGTTATCACCTTCGTTGCTTCTGTGGCTACCGAGGGAGACTTCGTTAACGTCAAGTGCGTATCAGCCACCACTACGGGCAACAACCCAACTTGGTTTGTGACTGGTGCTGGTGAAGCCTCTGGCTCTATCACGTTTACCTAATAACTGACTGACACGGTAAGGGGAGGGGGAAAGGCCTCCTCCCACTTACTACTCGTTTGACTTTAATTTCTTTTAATCATGTCTACAGAAACTATCCAGCGGAAACCCGCTAAGAAGACCGCGCCTAAGGCTGCGGCAAAGCCTGTCGTTGAAGAGCAGGCAATCGTGGATGCTCCTCCCGTTGACCGGAGCCGTCCAGCAATCAAGAGAAACCTCAAGGACAAGTCCAAGCAGGACGTCTACTACTTCT